ATTGTTTGCGCTTGTGCGGAAAGCGTATGGCGAAAGCAATGTGGATTATATAAAAGAGCAGGTGAAAGAAGCATTAAAAGAGCCTCTTTTATCAAAGTATGAAACAGTCGATGGTTTGCTTGACTGGATTGTTATTGCCGGATGTACTGGGATGAACGACAGATACAGAAAGTATATTTATTCGGCCATAGCGTATTTGCTTTAATTCGCATAAGGAGCGTAATATGAATCCAGAAGTAGAAGGTATTCTCTTAAAAGACAAACTGATGTTTCTGATGATGTATGCAGAAGAAAAACTCAAACGCCAATACCAAAATCTCGATGAAGTGGATATGGGATTGGTAAAATCCTATGGACTAGGTTATGTGAATGGCGTTGTTAACGAAAGAGCCAAGACAAGCGAATGCAATTTTACTATCGGTGAACTCGCCAACATATACACAGCAGGAATGGCAGAAATACTTAAGAACTATAGCAAAGAGAGGAGCAAAAAATGATAGCAGAAATCATTTGTAATGTGTTGTTGTTTGTTTGGATTGTTTTCTGCGGAATCTGCGGAATGAAACTTGCTGAAACTTATCCTTTTTTTCATAAGGAGCTACGCAAATGCTGTTGATTGGCGAACATAAAGTATCTGAGGTGATTTGCCTAAAATGCTATTGGAGATGGAAAGCGGCAAGGCCAATACAAACCAGACTGGACAAGCTTGAATGTCCAGTATGCAAAAGCCAAGGATACGCAATCGAAACGGGAGAAACAACAGTTGCAGAAGAGCTGTTGAAAGAGGCAAAGAAATAATTATTTCATAGAAACGCACTTGCATGAAATTATAGGTTTTCGTGCAAGTATAGATTCATATAAGGAGCATACAAAAGACGAAATGAAGGAATATATTATCAAAGTTGATGATGACATAAGCAAAAGAGATATTAACGGCGGCATGCCGTTACTTGAAACACCGCAAGAACTGATCCGATGTAAGGACTGCAAACATTCAAAAAGAATGTACCAACCTTGGAATGATTTGATTTGCGAAAAACACGGCAGAGCAAATACGCCGGACTGGTTCTGCGCTGACGGAAAACCGAAAGAGTTTGCATAAGGAGCGGATGAAAATGATTTGGTGTTGTGTTTTCTGCGGTTTAGCAGTTGGCCTTTCGGTATGGGCAGCATGGGGAACCTATCAAAATACAAAAGCAATCAAAGATGTGATTGATTCGTCAACATATATTATAAAAATGTTGCAATTAAACAAAAAAATGCTTGATTTGATAAAACGGGACGGCGAAAGCAATTGAAATCATAACACTTTGCATAAGCAGCAGAATAGGTGGGATTTGAAGTGACAAATGTTGAGAAAATTATTAAAGGACTAGAACAATGCTGGGAGAAAAAGCCGGATTCACGAAACTGCAATGAATGCCCTTACCAAAAGTATTTTGGCGAAAAGCGCGGAAAATCTTGTGCAGATCGTATGAATATTGACGCTCTAAAAATGCTGAAATGGCAGAAACAGAGAATCAACGAACTAGAAGAAAAATTAAGGGTGCTTGAGTGTGGAGAACAGAACACCCTCAAAGACATTATGATGCCAGCTACTTGAGTAGGAGAAAAGCAAAATGGGGTACAGACTTGAGCCTGATAAGGTAAGGGAAATTGCCATGAGCATCATGAGGAATATTGAGCCTTGGGATTATGGAAAGGCAGACGATATCGGTTATTTAAAGGCAGCGATGTACAACAAGGGCATTCTCGATCTGGCTGATGAGATTATCATTGCTATTGAGGAGTTAAAAAAGCTTAGGAGTAATAGCTGCTGTGGAGAATGAATTGTGAAAAAATGGGTAACAGTTATTATGACGATTGAATCTGAAGACGAAATAAATATGAGCGATGAATTTATAAAGAATGATCTTGAGCAGGAAATTAGCAGCACATCAAATAGTTACGAAATCAAATGCATTAACATTGAACCCGAATGAAACAGGAGCAATGAGAAGTGAATGAGCTGTATTGCAATCGATGTGCAAAAAGATTGCCAGAAAACCACATGGTATTGATAACTAAAATGTATTGTACATTTGGACGAGAACCCTTTTGGATGGATAGTGAAAAAGCACTATGCGATGAATGTCAAGAATCTTTTCTTGACTGGTATCTCCAAGAACATACACAGGTTGATGACTAATTCGCACAAGAGGTGATTGAGAATGACTGATGCTGAAAAAGGGCTTCGCCAGCATTGCGAGGGATCAATGCTGGATCGATGCGGAGAGTGCCCATATCACGAGCCTGATTACAACAATCCCTGCGCCGGTATCGATTGCAGAGACAAGCTGATCATTGATATTGCCGAGCTGATGAAAGCGCAGGAACAACCCAAAACGGGTAGCTGGACGGTGCTTACCGACTGCGCTAATTCAGGGGTTTACTGCTCTGAATGTAATAATAAGATATTTGAAAATACGGCTAAACCTAAAGACAAACTCCTGAAATACTGTTCAAACTGTGGAGCAAAAATGGCCCCGTGGAAATTGGCGGTTTGGTTGTGATAGGAGGAGGTTCGAAAAATGAGCGGAGGAAGATTGGATTATTTCTTCAGTTCTCTAGAAGATCATGTGGGAGATTTTGAAGACAAAGAGCTTGATGAACTGGTCAAGGATTTAGCAACGTTGTTTCATGACAGAGAGTGGTTCCTTTCCGGAGATACATGCGAGGGAGCATGGGAAGAATCGAGAATGGCCTTCAAGAAGAAGTGGTTTACAATACACGGGAGACAGGAACGGATTGAAAAATACCTTGACGATATCCGGGAAACAGTAATGAAAACGTTCGGGATTTCAGATAAATACTGTATAAACTGCAAGCACTGGACTCCGGAAGAAGATCGAAAAAGTCCTTATGGCTATTGCAAATACGAAAAGAGTTGCTTGATGCATCAACATGAGTGCTGCGACAAGTTTGAGAGGTGAAAATAGTGATTGCTGCGGTTTGGATTATTGCGGTATGTGAAATTATCCGGCTGGTGCAGAATGCTGTGCAGATTTGGTTTTATCATTCTGAGAAACCAGCGAGGGAAAACGCTTATGCTGAATTTGTGAAAAGCCTGAAGGAACCGGACGCATGGTTTGTTAAGAAGATGCTTGAAGAGTTTGAAGCGGAGGACGGAAGCCATGAAAGAGAGATTGTTCCAGATTGAGTTTTCTGAGGTGAATGAAGATGGGGATGACGGCATGCTTTACAAGGGCAAAATGTCGGTAATAGCAGAAACCATCGAAGAGGCTATCGCGGAGGCGAGAAGGAAGCTCGAACCTGCAATGAAAATACGGATCAAGAAGATCAAGCTTATGTAAGAGGTGTAGCGAGATGGCAGAATTGAAGGTAAACGTGGCTGTTCAGCTTGTGCCGGATGACAGAACCATGAAGCTCGTGATTGCAACGCTGAACCTTTGGCAAGAGGCGAACCCGATGCGGGAGGTGGCGCTGGTGCCAGATGGGGAAGGGTACGAGTACAAGATTGTTGACAGGGAGTATAAGGCCAGAATGAAAAAGAAAGGTGGGCAGGATGAGCAAGTACCGGAACAAGAGAGTGACAGTGGACGGGATCACGTTCGACTCGATCAAAGAGGCGAGGAGATATACAGAGCTGATGCTGATGCAGAGAGGCGGGTATATCTCGAATCTGAGGCTGCAAGTGCCGTATGAGCTGATCCCGAGCCAACGAGTGAATGGAAAAGTGGTTGAGCGGAAGGTTCGGTATGTTGCGGATTTTGTGTACTTTGATAAAGAGCGGAATGAAGAGGTTGTTGAGGATGTGAAATCCGAAGCAACCAAGACGGAGCTTTACCGGGTGAAGAAGAAACTGATGAGGTATGTTCACGGGATTGAGGTAAGGGAGGTTTGATAATATGCTTGAACCGGTAGTTGAACTAACGATGAATGAATACCAGCACCTTGCGGCCAGAACCATGAATCCGCATCTGACGAAGGAAGAGACGCTCAGACATGCGCTGTTTGAGATGGGATCTGAGGTGGGTGAGATTCAGGGCATTTATCAAAAGGTTTATCAGGGGCACAAGATCAAGACGGAAGAGCTGAAAAAGGAGGTTGGCGATTTACTCTGGGGGATTGCGGAATTCTGCACAGTGAACGGGTTTACGCTGAACGAGATTGGTATTATGAATTACAACAAACTGCTTGCCAGATATCCGAACGGATTCAGCGAAGAGCGGAGCTTAAATAGAGCCGAAGACGATGAGTGATACAAGATGTGGTAGGAAACACAAGATGTGGTGCAAAACCCTTATGTGGCACGGATTTGGCACGTTTTTGTCACATTGACACCCGTTTTTATGTATGGTATAATATAATCAGCGAAAGCTATAGGGGAGCTGCAAACCGCCGAAAACAACGGCGGTTTTTTCATTGTGCTTAAGGAGAGGGTGCAATGGGAGAATTTATCAATAAGCCGCTATCCGAGCTGAAGCCGTACAAGAACAATCCGAGAAAGATCAGCATAGAGGCGGTAAATGCTGTTGCGGAATCTATCCGGAGATACGGGTTTCACGGCGCAATTCAGATCGAAGCGGATGGCACCATCATCAATGGGCATACTCGTTTACGCGCCGCAAGGCAGCTTGGCATGAAAGAGCTGCCTTGCGAGATTGTGGACAACCTGAAGGCCAAGAAGATACGGGAATACCGGCTGATTGATAATAAATCCGCAACTTATACCCGGTTCGATCCAGACAAGCTCGAGACCGAATTGGAAGACCTGACCTTTGATGACATGGAATTCGACTTTAACTTCAGCGGTGACCTGAAGAAACAGAAGAAGTGGCAGGAGATCAAGAAGCTTTGTGACCTGAAGGATCACATAGCTACACGGAGGGCTGTTGACACTTATTATCATTCCATGTTCAAGGTAGGTAAGAACGGCAAGCCCCTTGAAGAGCTGAAGACGGAAGCTTATGTGCCCATGTTCGCGGAAGCTGCTCTGGAATTCATCAGAGGAACCACGGGAGGCAACCTGTGCGAGTGCGATTGGTGCTTGATGACCACACCGCGCAGACGGCATAACGATGGTTTCCATTTTGCAACTGCAATTTGCAACTATATTTCAGATGAGCTGCGCATTCCGTTCTATGCGGATGCAATCACCTGCAAGAACAAGGCACGGGTGGAACCTGTGTTCACAGCACACACGTTCCCACCTGAAAAGAACATCCTGCTGTATGACGATATTATCACTACGGGCGTAACACTGAACACGGCAAGGAACCTGTTCGTGGAAGCCGGATACACTGTGAGCGCAGTTGTATCCATTGATAACCATTGACCCCACGGGTGACACCACACCTGATGGGGCTTTGTTGTTTAGGAGGGAGATCAATGGCAACAGGGAAGACGGCACCGCCGGATGAGCTGGCCGAGAAGAGGAAAGCGCGGAGTGGCAAGGGCGAATTGAATAACGGGAACAAGAGAGGCCCGGGAAAAGCATTTACGCGAGAGACTGCGCAGGAAGCTGCGAAAAAGAGCCATGAGATGCAAGCCCGCCGCAAAAGCATTAAACAGAGCTTCCTTGCCATGATGGAAGAGGAAATGATTGTGGTGGAAAACGGCAAGCGTGTAAAGCGCACCGGAGCAGAGGCCATTGCCAAGAGCATCATTTCCGGATCCATCCGCAACAACGCCAGAATGACAGAGCTGGCGCTTGCGCTGCTGGATGAGAAACCCAATGACAAGGTTGACTTCACTGTGGCTATTCCGAAGTTCGAGAATCTGGACGAAGCCTTCAAGCAAATGCATGGTGATGGCCAGTGACAGCGGTAGAACAGGCACAGTGGTTTATTGAGAATCCGATGTACCTTGGCAGGGCGTTGGGGTACAAGGATTTTTCAGAAATGCACGGCCAGTGGATATACGAGATGGTCAACGGCGATGAGGATATGACCCTTCAGGCCCATCGAGGATCCTACAAGACAACCTGCTTGGGCGTTTCCATCGCGCTGATGATGATCAAGTTCCGGGACAAGAACATCATTTTCATGCGGAAGACGGACACCGACGTTGTTGAGGTTATCAAGAACGTTGACCGGATACTGAATCACCCGGTATTCCAAGAGATATGTTACGCGCTGACCGGACACCCGCTGACAGTGCTGAGATCAACCGCCAGCGAGATTATCACTGACTGGTACTGCGCACCGAGAGGCGCTTCACAGCTTTTGGGCATTGGTATTTCCGGCTCCCTGACAGGTAAACACGCCGATATCGTGATTACAGACGATATCGTCAACCTGAAGGACAGGATATCACAGGCAGAACGGGAACACACAAAGGCTGTGTATCAGGAGCTTCAGAATGTGCGCAACCCGGGAGGCAGGATTATCAACACGGGCACACCTTGGCACAAGGAAGACGCGTTCAAGATCATGCCAAAGCCGGATGTGTGGGACTACCACAGAACCGGGATGTTGAGCGAAGAGAAGATCAAGGAATTGCGACGGAGCATGAGTCCGTCGCTTTTTGCTGCCAACTACGAATTGCGCCATATCGCTGCCGAGGATGCGCTATTTTCAAAAGCACCGGAATTCTTCAGCGACGCGCGATTGCTGGAAGACGGGATTGCGCATATTGATGCTGCGTATGGTGGAGAGGATTACACAGCATTTACTTGTGGGAAGATGGTTGGCAATAAGGTTTACATGTATGGCAAGATTTGGCATGCGCACGTCGATACTGTGCTGGATACCATCATTGCAGAGTGTGACCGGCTGCAATGCTATCCCATCCTTGTGGAAGACAACGCCGACAAAGGCTTCCTGAAGAAAGAGATCCGGCGCAAGGAAAGATATCCGCACGGGTACCATGAGAAAGAGAACAAGTATGTCAAGATTGCGAGCTATCTCCGGAAGTGGTGGGACAATATCGTATGGCTTGAGGATACGGATCCTGACTACCTTGCACAGATCATGGATTATACCATGCAAGCAGAGCATGATGATGCTCCGGATAGCGCTGCATGCCTGATACGGGTTTTTGATAAACGATGGACAAGCAAAGGGGAGTGATGCACTGTGGCGAGACGCAAAAAAAATCGTAGGTACATCCCGCCGAAGCAGGTGGTAGAGCCACAGAAAAACCGCTCCCTATCTGCTATGGACGGGTTTATCAATAGCCTAGGTTATCTGGGAGAGCGCTCCGATCTGCAAAAGGCGAACGACTATGAACGGCATTCCATCACCCGGGACTACGAGCTGCTGACTACCCTGTACCGGGAGAACTGGATTGCCAAGCGGATCATTGACACGCCTTGCGAGGATATGACCCGGGCGTGGTACACGATCTCTTCAGCGGTGGAGCAGGACATGCTTGATGATCTGGCCAAGCTGGAAGAAAAGCACAACGTTCAGAGCGAGATTACCAATGCGATCCGGTGGGCACGGCTTTACGGCGGCGCTGCCGCTCTTATTGTCGTTAAAGGGCAGGAAGACATGCTCGACCAGCCCTTGGACTTTGAAAGCATGATGCCGGGATGCTTCCGGGGGCTGATGGTGGTTGACCGCACGGACGGTCTTTATCCATCGCTTGAGCTGGAAGAAGATATGGATGACCCTGAGTTTGGTTATCCGAAGTATTATACCGTGAACCTTGATGTGGACAGAAACCAGACGATCAAGGTTCATCATTCCCGGCTGCTGATGTTCAGGGGCCGGATGCTGCCGATTCAGGAAGAGAAGAACGAAGACTATTGGGGCGCTTCCGAGCTGGAACATGTGTATGAGGAGCTTCAGAAGCGCGATTCCACTAGCGCGAATATCGCACAGCTCGTGTTCCAAGCCAACGTGGCCGCATTGAAAATGGCTGATTACGGTGAAATCATGGGCATGGGCACCGACAAGCAGATTCAGCAGGTGTACAACGCGATCTACGCGCAGAACCGAATCCGCAATTCTTTCGGCATGATGATCATGGGCCAAGAGGACAGCTATGAACAGCACCCGTATTCATTCGCTGGGATTTCTGAGGTTTACGAATCCTTCATGTTGGATATGGCCGGAGCTGCCGAGATCCCCGCAACCAAGCTGTACGGCAGAGCGCCGCAGGGAATGAACTCGACCGGTGAAAGCGATCTGAAGAATTATTATGAGATGCTGGCACAGCTTCAGCAGAGACAGCTCAAGCCCGCAATTACCAAACTGCTGCCCGTGATGGCGATGAGCCTGTGGGGCGCGGTTCCGAATGACATGGAAATCGTGTTTGAGCCGCTGATGACTACAACGCCCGCCGAAAGAGCGCAGATTGTGCAGCAGAGCGCGGGAGCGATCATTCAGGCTTTCAGCGCCGGAATCATCAGTCAGAAAATCGCGCTTGCAGAGCTTCAGGAAACCGGCAAGCCGATTGGCGCTTGGACAAACATCACGCAGGAAGATATTGACAATGCGGAGGATGAGGTTGACAACGGCGAAGGCATGCAAGACCCAATGGGAGGCATGATGGGCGGTATGGGGCCGCATGAAGGCCAGCAGATGCCTCCGATGCCGCAGGGCGAACAAGAACCCGCCCCACAGGAAGAAGCGCCGGAAGAGGCTCCTGAAGGGCAGGAAACGGAGCAGGATGAGAACATCCCGCAGATGGTGAACGCAATCCGGCAGTACGCCGAGAACGGCGAGATTGAAAAAGCCAAAGCAATTGTACGGGCGCACAAGGTGCTGAGGGAGAAGAAAGCCGAAGAAACGCAGGACGGAGGCCCGGGATCAGGGCCGAGGCCGGGATATCACAAGAACGGCGCAAGTCTTGCGGAACGCGCACAGTTCATGGCGAGCCCGACGGCGGGAATGCCGGAACCGGAACGGCAGAGCAACGGGCCGACCGGCACAAAGGCGCAGGTTGAAAAAATGAACCGGGAGCGGGAAGACTGGAGCAACCTGACGATGCACCAGAAGGTTCAGGGCAATGCTGAGATGAACCGCAAAGTGGCAAGGATGAAAAAGCAGGTGATGCGCCTTGCCGCAAAGGGTGATATCAAGGGCGCAAAGGCTATCGTCAAGGCTAACCGTTACCTGTGGGCCAACGATCCGGACAGCACACAGCAGATGCAGAGCGAGACGCTCAAGATGCAGAAGGCTGTGAAGCCAAAAGAAAGCTTATGGCAGAGGTTGACAAAGGGACGTAAAAGTACTAATATACCAGAAGAAGACTTCAACCCTTATCACGCCAAGAACGGGCAGTTTACCTCAAAGGGTGGAGCTTCAGGATCCGGAGCACAGTGGTACGCAAACGGAGAGCAAACGCAGGTGAATGGGCCAACTGAGACCCGGGAATACTGCAAGAAGTACATTGAGAGCCATCCGCACGTTGCCAAGAACGTTGAGAAGTTCAAGCATGTGCGGAACATGGTGAAAAACTTCAAGCAGGAGCACCCGGATGCGGAAGACGGCA